TTTTTTAGAATACAATAATTCCGATTGTTATTTTGTGTATCCACCTACTGGGGTTACAGATTATCACTACACGGAAAGTCCTTGTTGTCCTGATGAACCACAAGTCCCTGTAGCAGAACAAGATGCCGCCTATAACGGGATGTCCAACGCACTTGCCATAAGATTTAGCGGTGATCCAACCAATCCAAAAATATGCATTAGAACCTTAACTATGACGGGTGACTGTATAACGAGTGGTAGTTGTGAAACCACAGGTTTCGAATCTCAAACAGGATATTCAATTAACAACTATTGTACTACAAAAAGAATATACGATGAATGTAGTGGAACGACTTATTCATTGGATGAACATTGGGTTTTAATCGATGTGGTTTTTGAAAGAAATACGGCTTTGGATGAGTGTGATTTAGTTTACCTTGGTGGTTTAGGTGTAATTTCTAATTTAGTATTCACCGCATCTACAGATAGTAATTCAGTTTCATTAATTTCACCACCAATAACACATTACCAATTAAATCCTGAAAAAGAAGAGTTGGTACAACTTAACAATGAGTGGTTATTGGAAAAAGGTTTCCGTAAAGGAAAATTCAAAATTTTTGTAAATGGTAAATTATTCGAAACTTTTGATAATGTCGAAGAAATTATTCCGAGAGGACTTTATGGCCATAAAGAAACTCAAGTGGGTGTACCATTTAATATTTCATGGGGTGGAGGTACACAAGGACTCCACGAGAATTTAATTTTTAGTGCAATACCTACGACTGATTTAAATTATTATGTTCAAGATCCTGAATTATTCCCACCAAACATCTTGAGTGGAACAAGTTTAAGTGCATTGACTACTAATATTTTAATTGAACAGAATTTTGCTGGGACATTCGATGGGGGTATTTCTTCATTTTCGATGTATGCTAAACCTTTGACTATACCTGAAATACAACATAATGCAAGAATATTAGAACCAAAATACGATTTCTTGAACGCTTATTGTTTTACGTGTCTTGATTCAACTCCGACGGCAACCCCAACTAATACTCCGACTCAAACACCAACCAATACACAAACACCAACAAATAGTCAAACACCGACACAAACGTCTACTAACACACCGACACAAACTCAAACACCAACTAATACTCAAACACCAACTAATACCGAGACACCAACCAATACCCCATCAGTTACTAACACACAAACACCCACAAATACTCAAACACCTACGAATACTCAAACACCCACAAATACTCAAACACCTACAAATACTCAAACATCAACACAAACACCTACCAACACTCAAACACCTACAAATACTCAAACACCTACAAATACTCAAACACCTACAAATACTGAAACACCAACACCTACAAACACTCAAACACCCACAAATACTGAGACTCCAACACCAACAAATACACAAACACCTACAAATACTACAAGTCCAACACAAACTCCATCTAACACACCAACCAATACCGCAACTAATACACCAACAAATAGTCAAACCCCAACCGAAACACCCACAAACACACCGACGAATACCCCGACTTGTGCGACATTCACAACCCAATATTTGGAAGTAAATCTAGGGGGTTGTAGTAACTTTAATTTGAAAGTTTTTGATGATCCTGGGTTTACTCAAAATGGAAATGCCGTGTGTGACTATGTTGTTTCGGGTACCGCTTATGGTGATTTGGGCACCATTTTTAGTGGTACCGAAACAATAAAACAAAACGACCATACTCACAACTTTAATTTAAGTCCTGTATTACAACAAGGTGAATGTGTAAGTGGTTTTACAGTGAATTCAGTTTCACCACAATGTCCTTGTGTTAATGTTATTTATATTCAAAGTACCCCTACACCGACCCCTACACCGACCCCAACAAATACTCCATCGAATACCGCAACCAATACTCCATCAGTTACACCTTCACAAAGTGGTTTTGTTTCTTATGCATACACTAATTTGGGTACTGGAGGAAGTGATCCTGAAGCTTGTTCGGGAGATGGTAACACATTCTATGGTATTAGAGCGAGTTTTTCAGGCCTTCAGATCGGTGATATCCTTTATATTGATACAAATTTGAATACCCCTGCGACTGGATTTGGATTTGTTTCAAACGGTATTATTTATTACCAAATTGATGGTGGTACTGGTGAAATTACATCAATTTCTGGTCTTTGTTAAAACAATGTAGTAGTATTTGCTTACCTTTATAAGTGTTTAATTACTTTTTTTTCAAAAGTAAATTTTACTATGAAAATATTCATTCAAATTGCGTCATATCGAGATCCTGAGTTAAAAAAAACAATCTTGAGTTGTTTAGAAAATGCTGATAAACCTGAAAATTTAGTTTTTGGAATTGCTCGTCAATTTCATCCTGAGGACAAGTTTGACGACTTGACAGAATACATGACCGATGAAAGATTTAGGATTTTAAACATCCCTTATACCGAGTCAAAAGGAGCATGTTGGGCTAGAAACCAAATTCAACAATTATACAATAAGGAACAGTATACAATGCAGTTAGATTCACATATGAGGTTTGCACCTCATTGGGATACTGAAATGATTGCAATGGTCAAACAATTACAGAAAAAAGGGTATAAAAAACCATTACTTACAGGTTATGTGTCTTCCTTTGATCCTGACAATGATCCTGCTGCGAGGATACAAGAACCATGGAGAATGGTTTTTGATCGATTTATACCTGAAGGTGCTGTATTTTTTTTACCTGAGACGATACCAAATTGGCAATCAATGACAGAGCCTGTTACTGCAAGATTTTATTCAGCACACTATGCTTTTACGTTGGGTAAGTTTTGTAAAGAAGTTCAACATAATCCAGAATACTATTTTCACGGAGAAGAAATTTCTATAGCCGCTAGAGCTTATACTTGGGGATACGACTTATTCCATCCACATAAAGTTCTTATTTGGCATGAGTATACGAGAAAAGGTAGAACCAAACAATGGGATGATGATAAACATTGGGTTGACAAAAATAATGTGTCTCATTTAACGAACAGAAAATTGTTTGGTATGGATGGTTTAACCCAAGAGGGTCACGAAGGTAAATATGGGTTTGGTAAAGTCAGATCACTTAGAGATTATGAGAAATATTCGGGACTACTTTTTGAAAAAAGAGCCATTCAACAATACACACTAGATAAACATTATCCACCAAATCCATATAATTATTCTTCTGAAGAAGAATGGAAATCCGACTTTGCTATGATTTTTAAACATTGTATTGATATTGGGTATTCACAAGTACCTGAAAAAGATTATGATTTTTGGGTTGTGGCTTTTCACGATGAAACAGATGAGACAATCTTCAGAAAAGATGCTGACAAATCTGAAATTGCAAGAATGATGAATGACCCTGATGGATATTGTAAAGTTTGGCGAGAATTTCAAACAATACATAAACCAAAATACTGGGTAGTTTGGCCACACTCCGAATCCAAAGGTTGGTGTGATAGAATTACTGGAAATTTATCATTTTAAAATGATATTAGATTTTGAATCTATTCCGAAATTTGTAGTAAATTTGGATAGGAGACCTGATAGATTAGAACATATTACAAATGAACTAAATTATATCGGTTGGAAATGGGAAAGATTTTCAGGAATTGATTTGAATTCTTATATGGGAATAACAAAATCAACATTATCAATTATTGACATAGCAAAAGAAAGAAAATATCCAAGAGTAATGATTATTGAGGATGATTCTTGTTTTATGCCTTATTCCAAAAGTTTACTAAACGAACTAGAACGTAACTACACAAATTTAGATTTTGGAATTTTTAATTTATCACCAACATTAAACAGACCCGTCAAGAGATATAAAGATAGTGAATTGTTATTGGATTTAACAACTTTACCACCAACAAGTCCCGATGCTAGAGGAATTTACGCAGCAAATATGATTATCTATGATGAGTCAATTTACGATAAAATGTTCGAAATTGCTTTGACAGCATTCACTAACAGTGAAAATTATTTTTTTGCTTTGGACGATTTTACATTCCAACATATAATGTGTTGTTACCAAAGTTATTCGCCGATAATTCCAATAGCACCACAAATGCATGGAATTTCAGATATATCTGATGGTTATTATAACAATTGGTATTTACAAACTTATAATTGGAATGCTCACAGTGAAATTAAAATTCCGAATGAATTTATGGATTGGGGGGTAGTTCAAGAAATGAAAAAAAATAAAGAACACAAACAATTTTATTATGTCAGTTAAATTTATTACTTGTATTTTCAGTGACTTAAATGGAACTGAACTAGGTGGACGACCGAGTAGAGGTGGTCATTATCGATATAGTTTATTATCACATTTACAAATGTCAGATGCTGATTTTTTGTGTTATACTTCAGAAAGAGAACTTAAAGATCTCGAAAATTTTTTCTATATTGAAAACAAAGTGGACCCAAAAAAATTAGAGTTAAAAATTTTTGATCTTCAGACCACTAAATTTCAAAATTTGATCTCTGAATATAAAGATGTTGAAGGAACAAAAAGAGGGGATAGATGCGTAGAAATTCAATACTCAAAGTTTCATTGGTGGTGGAATGAAGATAAATCGTATGATTTCTACTATTGGATTGATGCTGGTCTATCCCATTGTGGTATAATACCGAACAAATATCTTGTAGATGAACATAGTTATAAGAGGTACTTTTATTCTACAATATTTGATAATACTTTTTTAAAAAACCTTTGTGATTTCACTAGGGATAAATTTTTTATAATAACAAAAGATAATGTTAAAAATTATTGGTCTGGTACTGTAAATAGAAAATGGTATAATGAGTTCTCTATGGATCTTCATGTAATTGGAGGTATGTTTGGGGGTCACAGAGATACTTGGGATAGGGTTGTCAATTTATTTGAAAAATATACCGAAGATATTCAAAAAGAAGATAAAGTGTTGCCTGCGGAAGAAAATGTTATGAGTTTAATGTATTACAATCACAAAGAATTATTCGTGACAAAATATTTTGAAACATGGTGGCATGAGGACAATTACCATTCGTTTTTCGGAAACCAAACTGAAGATGTAAAAAATAACTATTTTGAAAATACTAAAAGTTTTTACAAAATTTTAGAAGAATTAAAAAATTATTATGAGTAACACAACATTAGTAACAGGATTATGGAATATAAATAGAGAAAGTCTTACGGAGGGTTGGTCAAGAAGTTTCAACCACTATCTTTCGAAACTAGAACAACTATTATCAATTGAAGAAAACCTTATCATTTTCGGGGAAAAGGAACTAGAAGATTGGGTTTTAACCAAAAGGGATAAATCGAAAACTCAATTTATTGTAAGGTCTCAAGATTGGTTCAAAAATGAATTTTTTGATAAGATTCAAACTATTAGAAAAAATCCAAATTGGTATAATCAATCAGGTTGGTTACCTGAATCTACACAAGCTCGTCTTGAAATGTATAACCCATTGGTAATGTCCAAAGTTTTTTTATTGAATGATGCTCGAATAATGGACAGATTTAATTCAACAAATCTATTTTGGATAGACGCAGGTATAACTAATACAGTACACCCAGGTTATTTTACTCACGACAAAGTTTTAACAAAGCTAGAAAAATTAAAAAACATAACTTTTATTGCATTCCCATACGAAGCGAATAATGAAATTCACGGATTTGACTATTCTGAAATGTGTCGTATGACAAACAAAAAAATTGATAAAGTATGTCGTGGTGGGTTTTTTGGTGGCCCCAAAGAAAAAATAGAAAGTTTCAATTCTCTTTATTACCATCTTATGTCTGATACTTTATCTAAGGGATATATGGGTACTGAAGAATCACTTTTTACACTTTTAACTTATATGCATCCTGAAAGTTTTCAGTATTTCGAAATAGAATCTAATGGATTAATATCTAAGTTTTTTGAAGATGTTAAAAATGATCAACACAAAATAAAAAGTGAGAGTGAGATTTTAATTTCAGGAAATGATCTAGACATTAATAACACCGCCCTTTATGTGATAACTTTTAATAGCCCAAAACAATTTGAGACCCTCATTGAATCGATGATACAGTATGATAGTCAGTTTATAGATGGCCCAAAAAAGTTTTTATTAGACAATTCGAGCGATGAAAGTACTTTTCAAAGGTACAGTGAATTGTGTGAGGAGTTTGATTTTGTTCATATTAAAAAAGATAATCTTGGTATTTGTGGTGGAAGACAATTTATTGCGGAACACGCCGATTTAAATAATTTTGACTATTATTTCTTTTTTGAAGACGATATGTTTTTTTATCCCAAAAAAGATGAGGTTTGTAGAAATGGATTTAACAGATATGTCAACAACTTTTACAATAACGTTTTGCAAATTATTCAAAAACACAACTTCGATTTTCTCAAATTCAATTATTCAGAATTTTTCGGAGATAACGGTGTTCAGTGGTCGTGGTACAATGTTCCGCAAGATGTTAGAGAAAAATTTTGGCCTGGGAAAAAAAGACTACCAGAGTTAGGTTTAGACCCGAATGCCCCAAGAACAAAGTATGAACACATTTGGTCTCACAATGGGATTCCATACATTAGTGGAGAAGTTTACTATTCGAATTGGCCTCAAGTGGTTTCTAAAGAGGGTAATAAGAAAATGTTTTTGGAGACAAAATGGGCCCATCCTTTCGAACAAACTTGGATGAGTTATATTTTCCAAGAAACAAAAAAAGAAAGAATTAATCCAGCAATATTATTAATGACACCTACCGAACATAATCGTTTCGATCATTATTCCAGAGACCTAAGAAAAGAATCTTAACGTGTATTTATTGTAAAAATATCTAATGAATTTTTACATAAATAAAAATGCAAACCTTCCACTTCTGAAAATGCAAGTGGTTAAAGATGGTCGTAGTGAATATCAACAATTTATGCAATTATTAGAAACATCATCTATTTTTTTTACGATGATTAATAGTGAAACGGGTATACCCAAAATTGTGTCTAAACCTGCTTATATTGTTGAACTGACTAGTGTAGATGAAAATGCTCAGACAGAATATTATGTATATTTTAGATTCACGAAAAAAGATACCAATAAAGTTGGTACATACAAAGGTCAATTTTTAATCAAATCGGAAGATGGTGATCTTATTTTACCACTAAGGGAAGAACTCAACATCTTTATTCAAGAAAGTTTTATCATAGATAGTCCTTGTTGTTGACTGGTTTTTTATTACCTTTATAGTTGAAAAGGTATAAGTAAAATGATTACAACGGAGGAAATCAAAAATTTTTTGGAGGGAAACGATCCTGAGCAGTATATTGTTGCTTTGGAATTCGATTATGCCACAGAAGAAATCTGTAAGATTAAAGAAATCCCTGGTAAGGGAAAACAAATCGTAAGAGATACTTTTATACCTTTCTGTTGGGTTGGTGATCTACGTAGTTTAAATTTCTACAAAGGATCTAAAGCTAACCAAAAAGAAGCGATGTCCAAACATAAAATTCTGATTGAAAAATTAGAAACTTATGACAATGACAGACTGAATCAGGGTCTTACTTTTATTGTAAAATCACTCAAAGGATACAGAAACTTAATTCAATTTTTTCGTGAGGGCGGTATAGATCCTTGGGGTGAGGCGGCTAAAGATCAGTTTCTACTCTTACCACCAGTTGAGCAATATCTTATTCAAAAAGAAAAAAGGTTGTTTAAAGGTTATGAAGAATATAATGATATTACTCGATTTGGATTTGACTTAGAGACCACCGCACTTGATCCAAAAGATGGTCGTATATTTATGATCGGTATGAAAACAAACAAAGGTTTTCATCAAGTGATTGAATGTCTTACAGAAGAACAAGAGAAACAAGGATTGATTGAATTTTTTAGAACAATTCATAAACTAAATCCGAGTATTATCGCTGGATATAATAGTTTTAACTTTGACTGGCATTGGATCATTGAGAGGTCGAAGGCTTTGGGGTTAGATATGAAAAAAATTTGTATAACCTTAAACCCTGAAAGACATTTCTCACAAAAAGAACAATTACTAAAATTAGCCAATGAGGTAGAGAAATATAATCAAATTGGTATGTGGGGTTATAATGTGATAGATATACTTCACGCAGTAAGACGAGCTCAAGCAATAAATTCGAATATTAAAAGTGCGGGTCTTAAATACATTACTCAATACTTAGAATTAGAAAGTCCAAATCGTATTTACATAGACCATCAGAACATTGGTAAGATGTATGAAAAGAAAGAGGAATATTGGTTGAATATTAACAATGGGAAATATAAGAGAGCCGACATTCCTGAATTCGAAAATTTGGATAAAAGATTTCCTTCTGTTTATGAAAAAGTAACAGGTGACAAAATCGTTGAGATGTATCTTGACGATGACTTGGATGAAACACTTCGAGTTGATGAAGAGTTCAATCAAGGTTCTTTTTTACTTGCATCATTGGTCCCAACCACATATGAAAGAGTATTAACTATGGGTACTGCAACCTTGTGGAAAATGATCATGCTTGCTTGGTCTTATAAACACAAACTTGCTATTCCTAAAAAACAAGAGAAAAAAGATTTTGTAGGTGGTTTGTCACGGTTAATCAAGGTTGGGTATTCTACAAATGTTCTTAAACTTGACTTTAGTTCGCTTTATCCGTCTATCCAATTAGTACACGAAGTTTTTCCCGATTGTGATGTAACAGGTGCTCTTAGAGGATTTCTAAAGTATTTTCGTGATACTCGTATTTTATACAAACAACTTGCTGAAGAATTTTCAGATTCAGACTCAAAGAAATCTAAATCTTACGATAGAAAACAATTACCTATCAAAATATTCATCAACAGTATGTTTGGAGCTCTGTCAGCACCTCAAGTTTTCGCTTGGGGTGACATGTATATGGGAGAACAAATAACTTGTACAGGACGACAATACCTACGTCAAATGACAAAATTTTTTATGGCTCGTGGGTATGAACCTCTCGTGATGGACACCGATGGTATCAACTTCTCAGCACCTAAAGGTATTGAAGATAGAGTTTACATTGGTAGAGGTAATAATTGGAAAGTTAAAAAAGGTAAGGAATATAAAGGAGCTGCGGCAGACATTGCCGAATACAACGACATATTTATGCGTGGTGAAATGGCCTTAGATAATGATGGTGTGTGGCCGAGTTGTATTAATATTGCAAGAAAAAATTATGCACTTTTGACTGAAAAAGGTAAGATTAAATTAGTAGGAAATACAATTAAATCCAAAAAACTACCAGGGTACATTGAGGATTTTTTGGACAAAGGAATTAAATTACTTCTTCAAGGTAAAGGTAAGGATTTTGTTGAATTTTATTATGAGTATCTTACCAAGATTTACAACAAGGAAATACCTCTCGTTAAAATTGCACAAAGAGGAAAAATAAAACAAAGTGTCAAAGAGTACGAAGAAAGGTGTAAACAAAAAACTAAAGCGGGCAATCTTATGTCTCGACAAGCACATATGGAACTTGTTATTCGAAATAATATGAATGTCAATCTTGGAGATGTTATTTATTATGTTAATAATGGAACTAAGATTTCACAGGGTGACGTTGCTAAAAAAGGAGATACTATTACATTGAATTGTTATTTAGTCAGTCAAAATGACATTGATAATAATCCGAATCTTACTGGTGAATACAATGTACCTCGTGCTATTTCTGTATTTAACAAACGTATTGAACCACTTTTGGTTGTTTTCAAACCTGAGGTACGAGATGTTTTGTTAATCACCGATCCTGAAAAACGAGAATATTTCACGACCCTTCAATGTGAACTAATAAATGGTCAACCTTTTAATGAAACCGATCAAGATAGTTTAGAAAAAGATGTATTAGAAATTACTGAACAAGAAATTGACTATTGGAATAGAAGAGGATTGAACCCAAACTACATCTATGAGTTAGCTGAAAGTGGGTGGGAGAATCATATCAATCACCAAAGTTTAACTCCATCAGAGGAAAGTATGTACCAATTTTGATATACAAAAACTAGTTCTATACAGGCACCTTTCTCTATTTGGATTTCATCCCAATGTTCATCAATTCTGTTGATATCAGGAACAATTAAAACACTCGTCAAAGCTTTAATTTTAATTCTATCAGTAGAAACACTGTTGAGGGTAATTTTACAATTCCCAACGCCTTTTACAACAATAGCATATTCACCATTGGTGGTGTATGTTTCCTCTGAAACAACCGCTAATTCTGAAGTTTTAACTTGTATACCATTGATTATTTTTTCACTAGGTATCGATCTTATAATAGCCATATGTTAAACTGTTGTTATTGGTATTGGAAATGCCCTAAACTTTAGTTGTGTATTTAGATCTGTAGCAATTTCAGCTTCTCTTTTCATTATAAACTCAGGCCTTAATCTTTCCAATCTTTTTTGGAGTTCTTCTAAAAGTATTTGTTTTTCATCTTTTGCTTCGGTAGAGAGTGAGGTGTAGTCCATTTGTAGTTCACTATCGGGTGTTTTTAAGTTTCCGCTAAATTTACCCCTCACTCTAGCTAAAGTTTCTTTCGCATAAGCCGTCAACCATCTTCTAACCCATTGTTGTGCAGGATCATTCAAATCTTGCCAAGAAAGTGTATCTAATGGAATATCTGATGGTAATTTAACAATGTCTGGATTATCTTTCAGACACTGATCTCTATCAGCATCGTTTGTATCATAATACCAATACCACACTTTACCTCTCATCAACTCCGAATTTCCAAAGTCGAATTTACCACCTGGTGTATTGTATAACATTACGGCTTTTTTACCACCAGGTAATGCTGTGACTCTGTATTGTACGTCAGGTTGTATGATCCTTCGTTTGAGGTTAATGTCTTGAAGTCTAGATAAAACATCGTAGGATGAAAAAAAGAAATACCCCCCACTTCCCCATCCAGGTTGAGCAAATCCACCAGGCCCACCAATACCAGGGCCCCCAAGTGATCCAAAAGACCATGGATCGAAAAATGCACTATTTTGTTCAGAGGGTGAAAACCAAAGTAATTCATTGAGTTCTCTTCCTGCTGGTATTTCATAGATCTGTTGATTTTGTTGTAACTGAAAATAATCCTTTTTAAGTACCCAAGGCCCTGAGTTTTGAAGTCCAACAATTTTTGAGTAGGCATAGGTATATTGAGTTTCCCAATCTAATGATCTTCTCACTAGTGCATTTGCGACGGATTGAGTGTCTAAATTCAGACCATACAATGAAGTCCATTGTGACTCTATTAACCAATCTTGAACATATTGGGTATAATCTCCAATGGAAAGTTCCATTAGTGAATCCATCATTTCATCTGTCAATTCTACGGAACGTAACGGGGCACCTAAGAGATTAAAAATTCTCTTGTACATTTTACTTCTTTCTGGTTCTGCAATAATATTCATAACCAATAAATATTCACAATCTATCATTTACGTAATCCCAGTCCACAACCCTCCAAAAGTTTTTGATATATTCGTCTCTTCTATTTTGATATTTGAGGTAGTATGCATGTTCCCACACATCCAAACCAAGAAGTGGTTTCCCCCCATCTTTAACAAAACTCATCATCGGATTATCTTGATTTTGTGTTGTTACAATTTTTAATTTACCATTTTCTTTTAGTATCAACCATACCCAACCAGATCCAAAAACACTTTTAGCCGCCTCATCAAATTTTTTTTTGAATTCTTTGACACTTCCAAAATTAGAGTTTATTCTCGAATCAAGTTTCATAGGAATTTTTGGTGGGTTAGGTGTCATCATATTCCAAAACAACGAATGATTATAGGCCCCACCAGCGTTGTCTCGTATAGGTTTTTCAGTTTCTTTGACCGAACTTACAATTTCTTCCAAAGACATATTTTCATATCTCTTTCCTTTGGTCGCTAAGTTCAATTTATCAACATAACCTTTATAGTGTTTTGTATAATGAACATTCATTGTTGTTGGATCGATGAAAGCTTTGAGAGATGTAAAAGAATAAGGTAATGGTTCAAACACTACATTACCATGTTTTATCTTGGATTTTTTTTGTTCTTCTATTAATCTTCTTCTTTCCTCAATTTTCTGTTCTATTAACTCAATTTTATTTTCCAAATACTTCATACTCACCAAGACTTTAGTGTCTCCTATAAGTATTTTTAATTTCTGTTTTGGTTAATAGATTGAAGTATATTTTCTAGAGCATCACCTTCAAATAACATTGTGTCGCCCATTACTGTATTAATAATTCTTTTTTTCTTATCCAAAATATCATAAATGATACCCTCGATTGTGTTTTCAAAAATTGGATAATAGACAACTACGTTATTTTTCTGACCATAACGATATGCTCTATCTTCTGCTTGGGAATGGTCTGATGGAAGAAAGGATAGATCATTCATAATTACAGTTTCTGCTGCGGTGAGTGTAAGCCCCACCCCTGCGGCTTTAATGTTACCCACGAATACTTTAACCTTTTCATCGGTTTGGAATTTATCAACAGCATCTTGCCTTTCGCCTTTAGGAGTTGATCCGTCAAGTTTTACAGCTATCTTCTTGAAGTGTGAGTAGATAGTGTTGAGTGATTCTGTGAAATTGCAAAAAATGATCACTTTTTTATCTTGGTCTAAAATATTTTCACAAAGCTCTATGGTTTGAGAAACCTTTTCGTTGGCGATAATTTGTCTAACCTTTGCGATTTTGGAAAATTGCATAGTTAAAGAATTTGACTCACCACCCTTATCATACCATTCGTAGTATTCCCCCATAACTTCTTCGTATTCCCGAGATTTTAATCGCATATAAATTGGAGAAATTATTTTTTCAGGTAAGTCTAGTACGTCGTTTTTTAATCTTCGTAACACAAAAGGTTTTGTTCTTTCGTAAAGTTCTTCCAAATTTGACGCACCGCTTACATTCCATATTTTTCTGTTACCAGCACGGAACTGATACCCATTACAATAACGCTTGACATAAGCCATCCAATTCTGAGCAACATTGCAGTCTACCAAATTGAGTAGATTGAAATAATTTATTGGTCGAGATGTCACAGGAGTCCCTGTTAACAACCAAGTTCTTTGTGATATTTTACTGATGTTATTTACAAGTTTGGTTCTCTGTGCTTGAACATTACAAATCGCGTGGGCTTCATCAACTATTACCAAATCAAATTTTGCGTCACGTATTATTGATTCCGAATCTTTTTCTAATGTGTGAAAATTTTTCAAAATATCGTAGTTGATAATAACGTAATCGGCATCCTCCCATTTTTTACCATCCACTATGGATATGGATCTATCGGTATAGTTTTCGAGTTCCCGTTTCCAATTTATTTTCAATGATGCGGGACAAATAACAAGAACTTTGTTTGCATTTGACTCTATTGATGCAACTACGGCAGTTGTCGTTTTACCGAGTCCCAAATCATCCGCTAAAATATACTTTTTGTTTTCACACAAAGTTTTTACACCTTCTTTTTGATGTTCGAGTAATGGTCGATGTGAGTATTTCTCAAAATCAATTTCTACGTTTTTGATTTTATTATCTTTGATTACCGCAGCTTTTGGTATCCAAATATCATGTAAACCCTGATTTTCAAAATAATATCCCCACACGTGATAAGCGGTGTCTTTTTCAACTAAAAGTTTTTCTATCCAAATTTGTGTTGGTACTTCTATAAACATTTTTTCATTTGCAATTTTACTCGCAAAATATGTGTCCAATTGTACCCATTTTTTTGCAACCTTTGGTTCTCTTTTGTGATATTTAATCACATATTCGGTTTGAGTTGCGTTAGGAAAAAATTTAGGATTTGAATCCCTTTTGTGTTTTAATTTAATAATAAAGTTGTTCGCACCTTCATAACGATCTATAATATCTAAGGCTTGATTTTCTCTTGCGTTTAATTGACTATCCAAAACAAAAATAAATTAAATATAATAATATTATGAATATTTATCAAGAAGTATGGCACAAAATCAAGTTCCAATCACAAGATTAGGTAAATTTTTCGGTCAAGAAGATTTCGATTTGGATGTTAGTATGGGTCGTGAATGGCTCGATGGTGATATGAATTTCACCATTGTTGTCTATCGTGTAAACAAACAAAAAACAAATCAAGACGATGTTTATGGTGAGGCGGTACCTCAATCCATAGAGTTTTTACCACCAATATCAGTAAACGCTTATTTGCAAATTATGCAACCAGATATGGCTTTCTTGGGTAATTCCAAGGTTATACAAAACGAACCGGGTAATATCAGATTCGCTATCTACCAAAAAGATTTGGATGACCTGCAAGTTTCCATTAGTTTGGGTGATTACATCGGTTATTGGATTACCGAAAATCAAGTAAGATATTATTCAGTTGTTGATAAGGGGGTACCCAATTATGACAACAAACATACCTATGCAGGATATAAACCTTTTTATGTCAGTTACATTGCAACACCAGTAACTGCTAACGAATTTATGGGGATTTAATTATGGCTTTACCCAAAAAAGTAATACCAAATATTAATTTAGTTCCTCCAAAAATATTATTGGAGAGAAGAGAACAATTATTGGAAGACATCACAAAAGATGGTACATACCTTCCAAAAAATTTGGGGTATGCTGAAATGGATAGGGGGTTTTTGGATTTTGTAAAAAACGAGTTAAAAACAATCGTTGATGGTAAGATTATACCTACTGTTGACATTCTTATCACCACACAAAATTGGGCTCAATTTACACAGACGTGGTCTTTTCAAGATTTGAATGGTAACACAGAACCACCATTTATTACTGTTGTTAGAGTTCCTGAAGTAGAATATGGTACAAATCCAGCAACACTTTATAATATCCCAAATCAAAAAGAATTCTTTTATGCTGCGGTACCAACTTGGAATGGTAACATAAAGGGATTAGACATTTATAAAATTCCCCAACCTGTACCCGTTGATATTTCTTTTAACGTTAAAATAATTTGTAATCGTATGAGAGAACTCAACGAGTTCAATAAAAATGTACTTCAAACTTTCGCGTCTCGTCAAGCTTACACAAAAGTTAACGGTCATTTTATTCCGATTATAAACTCAAACATTTCTGATGAATCTGTAACTCAAATTGACAAACGTAGGTTTTACATTCAGAATTATGATTTCACTATGTTAGGGTTTCTATTGGATCAAGACAAATTCGAGGTGGCCCCTGCGGTATCTAGAGTGTTGAATGTTTTTGAAACAAATTTCAGACCAATTAATCGTAAAAGAAAAGTATTCCCTGTAAATGAAGGTGTATTTGATCTAATAATTCAAGCTACAGGAACATCACCCGTTATTCGTACTATAAGTGTGGATTATACAGGCACTTTCACGATTTTATCAAAAGAAAATGTTAGTTCTTATGATTTATATGTGAGACTAAATAATAGTACAGAGTTTGTTTTTTTTGGAACCGATGTAATATCTTTCGAGGTATCCACAGGTGATTCATTGAGGTTTGAAATTACTCAATCCACTATTGATCCGAGTTCCGTCATAACTTATGCTGTCTCACTACTTGAAGTGAGCTAGCTAGTTCACTCCCCGTAAACATCTTTTTTTTTCACACAATTTTCTTTTATAAGTTTTTCTAACAATTTGTAAATTTTTATTCCGTTTTCATCACAATACTTTTTTAATATTTGATGAGTTTCCACGGATATTTTGATGTTTTTTGTTGTTTTTTTCATAAAAGATAAAAAAAGATAATTTTATCCTCCTAATATAAATAAGTTTTATAAAAAACAAATACTTTGTTAACTGACATAATATTTATATCAATAAAACTAAAAATTAAAATAATAATATGGCAACTACCAATAAAATTTTTGTATCTCCTGGTGTTTATACTTCAGAGAGAGATTTGAGTTTTGTAGCACAAAGTGTTGGTGTTACAACATTGGGGTTAGTTGGTGAAACCCTTACAGGTCCAGCTTTCGAACCTATTTTCATAACTAACTACGATGAATTTGAAGCATTTTTTGGGGGTACAATTCCTGAAAAATTTGTTAATACTCAGATACCTAAGTATGAATTAGCATACATTGCTAAATCTTATCTACAACAATCCAACCAATTGTTTGTAACACGTGTCCTAGGTTTATCTGGTTATGACGCTGGCGCAGGTTGGTCTTTATCTATTCAAGCCAACGTGGATGGTAGTACCATAGGTTTAACAGGAACAGAATCAGTTTTCACTATAAATTTTTCAGCAAGTACAGGGGGTACTGTAACACTTAGTCCTGTCGGTTCAACATTAGTAGGTACCAACTTAAATAACCCTTTTTCACTTTTGAATGGAGACCAATCGTCTTTTAGTAGTGAATTAAGTACTCAACTTACGGAGATTGTTAACGCATCTGGAACTACTAGTGGTACTTCAGTATACTACTTTGGTACAATCACTGATGCCGCATATAGTGCGTTGAGTGGTTATACAGGTCAAACCAATGTGTTTGGAATGTCAGGTCTTACTAACTCTACCGCTGACTACACTTCGCCAAACAATGATGCTTGGTACTATTCTAATTTTAACGAAAGTACCAATGGTAATTATACAGGATATTCTTTCTTTAGTGTAGTCACTACTTTAACAAACACGGGTTCAGGTAATTATACAGGTGTTCTTTCAGGAACTGTTTTTAATTTTTCGGGTGTTTCCTTTTTAGATTATAATGATGTTGTTGTTGCTACATTAAGATCAAGAGGTATTTCGAATTATGGTTCTGGTGGATCAGGTCCAAGATATCAAGTCACTGGACTTACAAGTGTTGTATTAAATACGAGTGGTTCATACTCAGCAATAACTACAAATCCTTTTGCTGAGTTTGCTATTTCTGGTATTACTGATGGTGCGGTAAGTCCTGAAAATTTCTCTTTCGTTGTTTCTTTATCACAAACGAATCAAAACTTTTTACCATCTGTGTTGGGTCGATCTAACTTTGGAAAAAGTAGGATCGAGGTTCCTTTATTTGTTGAAGAAGTATACCCAACCCTCCTGACTTACGGTTACAATAAAGGGTATATCAGAGGGTTAAAAACCTCAGTTATTTCAACACCAGGATTACGTTATAATTCTACAACTGGATCTATTGCTAATTATTTAGAAAGGTATAGAGCTGCAGAATCACCTTGGGTTGTTTCACAACTTAGAGGTAGTACTGTTGAAAGATTATTTAAAATTTTAACAATATCTGATGGTGACACTGCTAATACACAAATTAAAATTTCAATTCAAAATATTTCATTCAATAATTTGACATTTGATGTTGGTGTTCGTGACTTTTTCGACACCGATACCAACCCCGTTTATTTGGAGAAATTTACCAATTGTACTATGGATCCATCATCAAATAACTACATTGGTGTTAAGATTGGTACTTCTGATGGGGAATACGCATTAAATTCGAAGTATATTATGTTAGAATTGGATGTCGATGCACCTATCGATTCACTACCTTGTGGTTTCGAAGGGTATGTTATGAGGGAGTATCCCAATGCAATTCCTCCTTTCCCAATTTACAAAACCGCTTATTATTTCCCTGGTGAAGTTATTTACAACCCCCCATTTGGAACTACTACAGGACCTGTTTCTTCTCGTGGTATGTCAAATGCGGTTCAGAGTTCAGGAGACAGAGTAAGAACAACCTTCTTAGGTATCTCAAGTCAAATTGGTTATGATGTTGATTTTTATCAGTATAAAGGAACTCAGTATCCCGTAAGTATTTGTGATTCTGAAGCGGCTGAACCATGGGATTACATTACTCAAGGTTTCCATATGGACTCAGGTGCTACGGTTGTTCAGATTGCTATAGGTCCTACTTCTGGAACTCCTGCATTCCAGTGTGGTGATGCATCGTTTCAATCTGACCCAGAAAGTCCTGAAAATCCTTATTACCAAATTCAAGCTCGTAAGTTTACGTTCTTAGTTCAAAAGGGTTTTGATGGTTGGGATGTCTATCGTGAGTATCGTACAAATGGTGATAGTTTTATACTCGGTGGTGCTGGATATCAGAGAGGTGCTTGTTCAACAACAAGATATCCGAACGCTACAGGGTGGGGGGCATTTAAACCTATTAGTGTTTCAAACTTCACAGATTACACTAATACTGACTACTATGCATATTTGTTGGGTATCAGTACATTCAATAACCCTGAATCCACAAACATCAATGTGTTTGCAACCCCTGGTATTGACTATGTTAATAACTCAAATCTTGTAGAAGATGCTATTTCGATGATTACGTTCGAGAGAGCTGACTCGATTTATATTGTCACCACACCTGATTGTAATGTGTTTTTACCAACTAGTAACGATAACTTCATTTATCCTACCGAAGCAGTTGATAACTTAGATAATACAGGTATTGATTCCAACTATACTGCTACCTACTATCCTTGGATACTTGTTAGAGATACTGTTAATAACACTCAAATTTATATTCCACCAACCAACGAGGTTTGTAGAAACTTAGCATTAACTGATAACATCGCATTCCCTTGGTTTGCAACTGCGGGTTACACACGTGGTTTAGTAAATGCTATTAAAGCTCGTAAGAAGTTGACTCAAGAAGATAGAGACACTTTGTATCAAGGTCGTATCAATCCTATCGCAACTTTCTCTGATGTTGGTACTGTTATTTGGGGTAATAAAACTCTTCAAATATCTGACACAGCATTGAACAGAATTAATGTGAGAAGATTGTTACTACAAGCTAGAAAACTTATTTCTGCTGTTGCTGTAAGATTGTTGTTCGAACAAAACGATGCTAAGGTTCGTCAGGACTTCTTGGATAGTGTTAATCCGATCTTGGATGCTATCAGAAGAGATAGGGGGCTTTATGACTTCAGAGTGACCGTAAGTAACTCTCCTGAGGATTTGGATAGGAACACCCTTTCAGGAAAAATTTATCTAAAACCAACTAAGGCACTTGAATTTATTGATATTGAGTTCTTGATAACTCCAACTGGAGCGTCATTTGAAAATATCTAATAGTTAATGATTTCACACACCAAACAGGCTTTAATTTCGGAGGGTTTCGATGTTTTCGGAACCCCCGAATTAAAGTATTATGCATTTGATTGGGATGATAACATAATGCATATGCCGACCAAGATTATGGTTCTTGATGATAAAGGATCTGAAGTTGGAATGTCCACCGAAGATTTTGCTAAGTATCGTGGAATTATAGGTAAGGAAAATTTCCCGTATGAGGGAACAACCATCGTGGATTACGCTCAAAACCCCTTTCGTAATTTTAGAACAGAAGGAGACAGACAATTTATCATTGATAGTATGAAGGGAAAACCTGGACCAGTATGGTCCGACTTTGTAGAAGCAATTAATAATGGTTCTATTTTTTCAATTATTACGGCTAGAGGACATAACCCAAACACCATAAAGCAAGCCATATACAATATGATTATATCTAATCATAATGGAATTAACAAAGATTTATTACTTAAAAACCTGAAAAAATATAGAAAGGTATCAGGAAATAGAATCAACACAAGAGACTTGATAAATTATTATATGGATTTGAATAAGTATTATCCTGTGTCTTATGGAAGTGAGAATAGTGCAGCTAGTCCTGAAGAACTCAAAGTAAAAGCACTACAAGAATTTATTGATTATGTAAAAAGACATGCAAAAAAATTGAAGAAAAAACTTTATTTGAAAGACAATGTCAAAGGAACATTTACACCTACAATTGGATTTTCAGATGATGATATAAGAAACTTAGAAAAAATTAAACAAGAATTTATTAAAGAACCTATATTAAAGACATATTCAACCGCGAGCGGGAAAAAAACCAGATTCTAATAGAGAATATCCGAAAAAAAAACAAAGTAAATAGAAAAATTTTTCAACGCTCAAATTTCTTCAAAAACACAATTGTACCACAATCAAAAATTCTTTCAATATTCCGAGAAACCATAATTTGTTTTTCGGTTAATTTAATATCAAAACCTTCTTTTTTCAATTTTTCTTTTCTAAAATTCATTCTATGTACTCTTTTTTTTCCAATGATATACCAATAATTTGGTTTATTAATATTGGTCTGAGTAAACCCTAGTTTACGATACAAATCCCCCTGACTCCAACGACGATCCGCATAACTAATTATTTGAGTTGGGTGATAGTTTTTTATGAAGTGATTAAGTAATTTGTCAGCCCCCCCTATAACTATCGTATCTGTTTTATTACAAAACCTACTTAATTCATATCCACTATGATGTGAACCGATACCTAGTCTTGGTTTTGTAAAGGTCATCAAAGATACTAATTCTTGGTTATAGTATAAACCTAAATTAATTTTTGAATTTATTTTTCCTTGTAAATGGTGTGTGTCCAAAAAACTAGACGATGTTTGGGGGTCGACATTTTTAATAACACACTTTCTTGCAAACACTCTGCCTAAGGTAAGACCTAACAAATTTTTTAATTTGGATTTAATAATCTCTTTTTTGAATAACCATTCGTCCTCGAAGATGTGAATTAGTCGTATATTATTTTGTTCACAAATTTGGGTTTTATTCAAATGATAATTCTTTCCGACCTTATTTTCAGAATGCCAATACAGACCATTAAACTCAATTGCCAGATTATGTGAAGGTATGAAAATATCTATTTGATATGGTGGAATTATGGATAGCGATGATGTGATTGTCTGAACACCACAAGAAAGTAAAAATTGATTGATTTCTTTTTCTATGTTGGACACACTAGATGAACAATTTGAACACCCATGTTTGGATAAATGATCGTAGGGGAGTTGATCGAATATCCCGTGTGTTGGACAAATTATTTTAATCTTTGTGTGTGAGTTATGATATTCCACAAGAGAATAATCATATTTGTCAGAATGAATTTTTTTAGATCTTTCGATAAATTCAGATTCATTTAAACTAAACTTTTCTTTCTTTCGGTCAATTGAACATTCTTTACAACCTTGCCCGCACACGTGTTTCGAAGGGGTTTGTTCAAAAACACCATGTTTTGGACACAAGATTTTTACATTTTTTGTAGATTTGATAAAATGCACCAATGAATAATCATAATAAGTTCCGTGTTTTTCAATTGCTTTAGTAACAAAAGTTTCAGTGTTAGAACGGGGTTTACTCCTACTACAAGAAGGACAACCCTGACCAATCATATGTTGAGAAGGAAGTTTTTCAAAAATCCCATGAACAGGACATATAATTTTTACCTTGGTTTCTGAATTAACATAATTAGTTAATGAGTAGTCATATAGATCCCCAAACCTATTTTTTACTTTGGTTAAAAACTCTTGGGTATTTGTAACCCTGTCTAAACAAAACTTACAACCATTTTTACCACGTAAATGTTCACTAGGTAATTGCATAAAACTGTAATTGTGTAAATTACAAATTAATTTCACTTTAATAGTGGATTTTACATAATCAACAAATTCATAATTGAATTTATCAGAATATAATTTTTTTGATTTTTCAATAAATTTTGATCTGTCGTAAAATATTTTAGGCATGGATATATTTATTAAGTGTATTTAAAAAGTACGACTATAAATATAATCAAAAAAAAATAAAATGGCAGATTTACTGATGAAAATGCCGGTTCCATACGAACCGAAAAGAGTAAATAGATTTATATTAAGATTTGACTCTACCCTTGGGATTAACGAATGGTTTGTTGAATCGACGGATAGACCTTCGATTGATATCACATCTGTGGCAATCCCTTTCCTAAACACAGAAACCTATGTAGCTGGTAGGTTTAAATGGAACGCTATGAACGTAGTATTCAGAGACCCAATTGGACCTTCGGCTACACAAGCTCTTATGGAGTGGGTACGATTACATGCGGAATCTGTCACAGGTCGTATGGGATACGCCGCAGGATATAAAAAGAATGTGGATCTAGAAATGTTAGACCCAACGGGTGTAGTGGTTGAAAAATGGATATTGGACTCTTGTATGATTACGAAGTCAGCTTGGAATCAAGCACAATATGGTCAAGATGGTTTGGCAACATTGTCAGTCACTTTACAACCTGATCGTTGTATTCTTGTTTACTAAAAAAATCTACAATACTTAAAAATCTCGTGTAGCAATATACGAGATTTTTTTTTGTATTTATTTTTCTTTGGTTGCGTCTTACATTAAAAAAAAATAATTATGATAGAGATTCCAAATTTGATAGAACCATTAATGGCAAACAGGTACGCGATAGAAGTCGTAGGAACCGAGATTCCTAGTTATTTGTTTAGAGAATTCAAAATTTTCAATGAGGGGGACGAACTTATTTTTACGACAGAATTTTATGAAACAGTCAATTTTTGTTTTAACCCAAATGAGTTCTTCAAAATTACAGCAGTAAAAATATTATATCTAGATCCTATAGGTAGTGTTGTCAATGAATTATTGTTTGAAACAAAATCTATGAATTATGAAAAAACCGCATCATATGGTAGTGACGACCTACTGACTAATAAAATGAGGTTTGTAATTGGAAAAACACACAACTTCATTACTTTGTGAAAACAAAAATTAAAACAAAATTATATTTTAAGCCATGGACGAAAATTTAAAAAAATACGGACAAGAAAATTTTTCATTACCACATGACGTTGTAAAACTACCAAGTGGTGGTAAATTCTACCCAAATAAAAAAAAGTCGGTTAAAGTTGGATATCTAACAGCAAGTGATGAAAATTTATTAATGGCGAGTAACACAGATGACTTAATTATCAACCTATTAAGGTCAAAGGTGTACGAACCAGATTTGAGACCTGATGATATGATAAACGGAGATTTAGAAGCTATTCTAATTTTTCTCCGAAACACATCTTTTGGTCACGAATACAACCTTCAATCTGTAGACCCAAGTACGGGGAAATCATTCTCAGTTGTAATACCTTTGGATGAACTAGAATTCAGAAAACCAAACGTAGAACCAGATGAAAACGGAACTTGGACTATTACATTACCCAAGTCACAATCTACTGTGACTCTTCGTCCTTTAATTTATAAAGAAATAACCGATATAAACCGACAAGTTGAATCTTATCCCCAAGGTAGAGTAGCACCAAGAGTTACTTGGAGATTACACAAACAAATCGTATCTGTAAATGGGGACAACCAACCTCAAACAATTCACAAATTCGTGGACTCTATGCCAATAATGGATTCCAAATACATTAAGAACTTTTTGGAAGAGAACGAACCAAAAATAGATTTAAAACGCACAGTTATAGCCCCGTCAGGAAACAAGGTAGATGTAGAAATCACCTTTGGGGCGGAGTTTTTTCGTGTTTTCTTCTGATTATAGAGGTTATCAAATCGATGAGTTTTTTTTATTAAATCAGAGATTGAACGTTTCGTACTCTGATTATTTGAGTATGCCTATTTTTTGGAGAAGGAAATTATTAGAAAAAATCAACAATCAATCTATCTAAGAAATTGTTGTAGTGGCTATTTATTGATATGGATGAAAACGGACAAATTGGAGGATTTTTTGAAGAGTTACAAAAGTTCTATAGACAATCTCTTGCTAGTTTGAGTGATTTAAGTGGACGAGCGGATGAATTAAATCGAGAGATCCTAGATGCGAATACCAAACTAGCAGAAATTTTTGGAAGAACACAAAGTGCAGTACAAGGTCTTAGAAAAGAAGTAATAATAGCACTACCAGAGGTAACTCGTTTAGGTGGAACTCTAGCTAATGTAATTGACATACAAAAAAACGTATCTACGGAGTTAGGAACGAACAGAATATTATTAGGCGAAACCACGCGTGATTTGTTTGTTGCAATGAAAGCCTTGGGACAGACAGATTATGGTGCGGTAGTTGGTTCATTTCAAGACGCGGGAATTCAAGTTGGTTTAATAAAAGATCGAATGCAAGAAACCGCAAACATTGCTCGATTGGTTGGGGTCAATAGTACGAAAGTATTCGAATTGGTTTCACAAAATTTGAGTAAACTAAACGAGTTTGGTTTCAAAAATGGAGTTGAGGGATTGTCAAGTATGGCAGCTAAAGCGGCAACCATGAGATTTGACATGTATCAAGTTTTTAGTTTTGCTGAAAAAGTGTTCTCTCCGGAAGGAGCTATTGAAGCGGTGTCGGCCTTTCAAAGATTAGGGGTTGCGGTTGGTGACTTAGCGGATCCATTCAGGTTAATGTATTTAGCATCCGAAGATGTCGATGGATTGACGGACCAAGTCGTTAAAATGACAAGTAAATTCACGTTCTTTGATGAGAAAAGTAAGGAATTCAAAGTGTTTCCCAACGCTAAAAGAGATTTAAGAGATATTGCCCAGGCGATGGGTATATCGTATGAAAACCTAGTCAAAATGTCTATGGCACAAACGAAACTTAATCAGATCTCTTCAGAATTTAAGTTTTCTGGTTTTGATAAAGATGATCAACAATTAATTGCCAATTTTGCACAATTTAGCAAAGAGAAAAACGCTTTCGTAGTGAAGATCGATGGTAAAGAAAAATTAATTGCTGAGTTGGGTAAGAAAGAAGTTGAAGCACTTAGAGGAAAACCTGAAACTGTGGAGGAAATAGCACAAGCCCAACTTGATGAATTATCATTGATAAAAAACGCAATTTATAGTTTTAGGGACTTTGGTGCTGGTATATCAGCTGGTAATAAAATGACTCAAGATTTAGCACAAACCATAAGGGCAGGTCTTGAGACAACAAACCTTGCACCAACGACGTTAACTACAAGAATGAGAGGAGGACTCGAAAAAACCGACGAAACCTATAAAAATTTCCCAGAACTTATAAAGGAAATATCTCAAGATCTTGCCGATGGTAAAATAGATTTTGCAAAATATTCAAAAAAATTGTTTGATGCCTCTGGAGTTTATTTAGACGGCTTGGAAAAGTTAGGAAAACAAATAGGTACTTTTGATTTTTTAGGTAATCTCTCAAAAAGAATTAGTGATGACAATCAAATAGCAAATTTAATGGGTGGAGGAGTAGATATGATAGAAAAGATTATCGGAAAGATTGATAATAAACTTGTAGACCCCCTAAGACAGAGTGTGTCCA